CCCGCCAGCGCTCCCGCCACTTTTAAAACAGTCTGCACCAGTTTAGGGTTTGCCTGCGCAAATTCGGAAACCTTCGTGACCACTCCGGCCAGCTTATCCGCAATAGTTCCGACAATAGGCAATAGGTTCTGTCCTAGAACAATTCCCAGGTTCGCAATGCTGTTCTTTGCCTTTGCCATTTTTTCTTCTGTGCTGGCTGCCACGGTATCAAATGCGGCCTGTGTTGCGCCCGCACTGTCAACCATTCCTTGAACCTGTTCATTGAAGCCATCCACGCCGTCAGAAAGCAGGGAAACGGCAGCTTTTCCGGCTTCTGCCGAACCAAACATATCATTGATGGTTTTACCGCTGTTCTGGGCCTGCTGTTGCAGAATGTCCAGGACTTCACCCAGGCTTTTCCCGCTTGCCATCAATTCTTTAAAGCTGGACCCAGTAGCCGCCCGCAATGTCTTATCAGCCGTTGTGCCGGACTTTGAAAGTTCGTTCAACATGCTGTTCATGTAGGTGGTTGTTTCGGCGGCAGCAATACCCTTGCTGGTCATTATGGCATATCCAGCGCACAACTGTTCCAGCGCCACATTATTTGCATTTGCCGTGGGTATGATTTTACCCATAACAGATGACAACTCTCCTACTGTGACTTTACCTTTGTTCTGGGTCTGCACCAGCATATCAGAAACCGTGGAAACCTTTGACGCTTCCATGCCGTATGCATTTAAGATGGTGGTCAATACATCCAGCGTTTGCGAACTCTCCGCAAATCCGGCTTTCGCCAGCTTCGTTGAATTAGCCACAAAATTGACGGCATCCCCGGTTTTCTGCCCGGCAGAAATGGCGTTATATACGTCCTCCGCTATGGCAGATGACGCAATTCCCGTGGTATTGGAAAGCTGCATGATTTCACTGGAAAGTTGTTCCAGTGGAACCGCCTTCAAATCAGCTATGGTTGCCACCTTTGCCATGGAACTTTCATACTTCATGGCTGCCTGTACTGGTCCGGCATATACAGCAGCCGCAACGGCACCGATAACGCCCACTGTTCCCAGTAATTGCGTTTTAGTGGCAGAAATACTTTCTTTTACTTTGGCCTGCTGTTCATTGATGCGCTGCAAGTTTTGCTGTGATGACTTTAAGCGGTCATAGGACCGCTGTAACCTGGTGTTTGCCCCTTCCAGGTTATCCGTGTTCACCCCAGCCGCCCGCAACTCACCTTCCAGGCCATTCAATTTTCCTGTCTGTTCTTCTATTTTGGCAGTGGTCTGTTGTATCTGGTTTTTATTCCCTTTTAACTTCTCATTCAGCCTGCTATATTCCCGGTCCGTTGCGTTCAGTTCAGTTTGAAGCCGTTTATATTCTTCAATATTCCCTTGCGTTTCGGCGGTCTGCATAGCACGTTGTAACGCTTTTTTCTTTTCGGCGGTTTCGTTCAGTTCCTTTTGCAGCCTGTCATGCTGTGTAAGTTTCGCCTTATTCTTTGAAATAGCGTCACTGGCTTTCGTGTAGCCGCCAACTTTTGACTGGATGGAATTTACCGTCTTCATGCTGTTAGACAATTTATTCTGGGTATCAATGGCCGATTTAAAAACCCCATTGAAATTTCCGCCCAGGGATGCTTGCAGCTTGAAAAGCAGTTCAAATTCCTTTTGCGACCCTGCCAAGTTCTTTCACCTCCCCTACTTCGTACCCTGGGATGCTTTTTTATCCTCTGCCACTATTTCATTGGCGCTGTCTATCCAGCGGAACAATGCCGCAAGTGTTAGGCCCATCCAATAGGGCACGGGCGTGTGTGAAGCCCTTGCCAGTCTAAATGCCTGCTTCCTTATGAAGCCTGGCACATCTTCGGTTTTTCCTAGTTTAATGACAGCAAAAAATCCCGTGCGCTGTTCTTAATCTTCATATAATCTTTCATGGGAAGGTGTCTGATTTCATCAGATGCCACGCCCGCCGCTCTGGCCGCAAGTCTGGACTGGAAGGCACCGGAAATTTCCGGGGATAATGCATAAAGGTTCTGTGCCTGCATTTCCGCTTCGATTGCTTCCAGGTCATCACCAGTCAAGTTTTCGTAATAGAAGGTCATAGAACTGTACTGTTTCCCCATAATGGTGACAGGCTTCACGAATTTATGGGTATAATTCAAGCTGGCCTGCTTTTCCTCCTTCTTTTTGTTAAAATCCACGGTTCCGCCGGCCTGGGCCTGCTGCATTTCCATTTCCTGTTCCTCTGCTGCGTCTGCTTCCTGCATTCCTGTTGTGTTTACGTTCTTATTCTCCATTCTTCTTTCCTCCTGTAATTAGAATAGGGCAGGAAAAAACCAGCGGTTTCCCGCTGGCTTCCTGCATACTGTTTATTATTTTCCTAACGCTTTTCTGACATCTGCCAGGTAATCTTTCCCGTTGACCATATAGATGAAATTCAACGGGTCAACTTCAACCACTTTTTTCCCATCCAGATACATTGCATAATACCTTGTTGCATATTCTCCGCTTGCATCCGCCGTGGATGCAACGGCAGCTTTTCCGGGTGCAAATTTCTTCGGAAACAACTTCAAAATATGTTTCACGGAACTTGTGCTGGTCTGTGCCGTCCTGGTGTTATAATTCTGCTGCGCCACACGGCAATCAATGTTATGCACACGTGGTTCATTCAACTTTACTGCCGCTGCTGTCACGGTTCGGAATGTCAACGTGGTTGTCATTGCTTCCAGATGACCAATCACCACGGCTTCCACATTTCCCGCAATCCCAGCCCCGTTGATTTCTTCCGCCAGGTTTGAGATTTCCGGGAAAGTCACTTCTGCCATTCCTAAATACTCCGTTGCGTCTTCATACAACGCAAAATTCACAATAAGTTCATCAATTTTTCCCATCTTTTTTCCTCCTTATGCTGCTAACAGTGAAGTCAGGTAGGAAACATCATATTCAATGACAAATTCCATTTCCTGTAATGGTGAAGGCGGCGTAATAAAGATGTGGAATTTTACCCTCCCGGCCATCAAAGCCGTTAAAGAGTTTTCTTCCTCTCTCATTTCTACACGCCCGCCCAGTATTCTTTCTTCTGCCGTCAGCCCGTTCAGCCAGTCATTTACCCCCTGCAAAATGGCATCTAAAAGCCGTCTAACCATTTTTCTGTCTGTGTGTGACCAGTAGGAAAGAATTGCTGTCTTTCCCACCCACTTGAACATGCGGTTGATACAATAGAAATATTCTACCGGGTCCGTGCTGCTGGGGAAAGCTGCGGTATAGTTCCCCCAGCTTACAAAGCCATTGAAGAAATTCAGCACCGTTACAATGCCATTGTCATTCAAATAGCTTCCCTTTTCCGGGTCCAGCAGCACTTCCGTTTTATCTGCCAGGCAAGCGCCATCCGCCTGCAAACTCTTATTTGATGCGCTTTCGCATGGTGTACCCCCGCCCAGGTCTTCTTTGCTGTCTGTTTCTGTCATGCTCCCCGCAAGCTGTGTGGAAAGATTAAACACTTTTTCCCCCAGCTTCACTTTGGGCCAGCAGACAATTTCATTGTCTTTTGTGAAATTTCTCTTTTTCTTCCAGTTCGGCGCTTCTGTGTACCACTTCACGCCATCTTCCCCGGCGCTGTCAATGTCCAATATTGCCATGGCTTCAAATACAGCGTTGATGTTCTCCGCTTTGGCAGACATAACCGCCGCCACCTCTGCATCATGTGACCAATTCGGACACAAAATAATATCCGGCACAATCGTATACTTCGGGAAAACACTGTCAATCAATTCCAGCCCGGTTGTTTTATGTGTGCTTACACTATAACCCCCGATAATATCATCATTCTGCACCTGTGCCGGGTCAATCTGGTTATATGATATAGCCACTTTACCCGCTGTTGCTTCCACAAATTCCACAATGCAATTCGTGTCCGTGTAGAACACTTCAAAATCCGTTCCAGCTTCTTTCCCCGTCACTTTTACGCTGTCTGCTATTGCTTCCAGCGGCAAAATCACCTGGTTATCCGCCGTTACATCAAGCTGTTTTTCTCCCACCTCTGCTTTATGTTTTTTGGGGTCCAATACGTTCACCAGGAAGACAGGCCCCACTTTATAAAGTATGAAGGCCGTGTAAATTTCTTCACAAAGGCTGTATTTTTTCCAGTCATCAGAATACCCAAGCTGCTGCACTGCTTCTTCATAGGTGTTTGCCATGATGACTTCATTTACTTTTCCGCCCACCATATGTACAGGGGCCGTTCCTACAACAAAGTGAACGCCGCTTTCCACTGTGGCAGGCGTGGAAACGCTTGTGCTTTTCCTTGACGCTGTAACGCCATGTGTAATAGATGCCATTCCTTATTCCTCCTTAAATTCTTTTTCCATGCCGGATGCAATGTCCGCATACCATTTATTCATAATGTTTCCAGCAGTTCCAGCTTTTCTTTTGGCTTCTGCCAACTTTCTGACCGGAACCAGCATTTTTTCCGCCAGCGGATATTTTTCCAGAACCTTTTTAAGTTCTTCTTTTATCTCTTTTTCAGTTCCTTCAAAAATGCTGTTCTGCTTCAACTTCCCATTCGGCAATGTCGGCCCAACATACACCAGTTTCACCACTTCTTCCAGCGCTGTATTTGCCGTTTCTATGGCTTTTTCTGTTTCACTGGTAGTATTTTCCGCCTTGCTTGTTTTTGCGGCTCCTGCCGCCGTTTTCGTGCTTACTGTAGCCATATTTCTTCAACCTCCTGTTTAATTGTTGGCATTGACCAGTTTGTCATCATTTCCCCAATATAGTACGGGTCCTTATTCTCCGGGTAAATGATGTATTCCAGCGGGTCAGTCAAAACAAATTGTTTCGCCAGGACCCCTGTTTTTTTCAGTTCGCTTCTAATTCGTGTAATCACGTTCAGAACATCATATGCGCCCACCCCTCCATCTTCGGAATACGTGGCAACTATGATGCGAACCTGGCACGTGCTTTCCTCCGGCTCCCGTTCCTTTTTGTCATCCTTTCCCGTCAGAACTTGCAGAAGGATATATGGAACCTTCTGTATTCCATCATCTTTTTTCGGAAGCTGCATTTTGTACACATGCGGCGGGCGTTCCTTATTTTCCTTACTGTTCCGGTCCACACGCACTTGCAGCACAATATTTTTTGTAACTTCTTCGACAAATTCCGCCAGGCGGTCCAATAAAATAACAGGTGTCATCTTCCTAACCTCCGTACTGGCTCAAAAGCCGTTCAATTTCATGGTCCAGGCGTTCTTCCACAAGCTGTTGTGCCTGCTGCTCCACTTCTGTGATAACGCCTTCATTGCCCACCATCTGTGCTGCGGATAACGCCATAAATTCTTCTATCGGCAGCCTGGGCCTTCCTGTTCTCTCAAACACTCCCAGATGCCCACTTCCCATGCCTGCAATGAAAGCGTCTTCAAAGGCAGTTCCGCCGCCCTTCATAACTGCTGCCCTTACCGTCTTCCCGGTTCCTGGTTGTTTCGGTGTAACCTTGAACTTGTATAACGGTATCTTGCAGCCAGAAAAAGAAACAAAGCCAGCCAGGTTTCCCGTGCTGGCCTTCTGCATCTTTGTGTTTGTTGCTGCGGATAATGCGCTGCTTTGAACTGCATATACACGCTTTACATTCTGCATGGCCGTTGTTTTCACCCTGGAAAGTCCACGGTTCATTGCGTTTGACAGCGCCCGTTCTGCTCCTTTAGGCACTCCGGCCAGCACGGCTTGCACACGTTCAATGGTTTCAGATGTTATTTCAATCATTCTTCCAGCGCCCCCAGTTCCAGAATAATTTCCCCGTCCTCATGGTCTGCTTTGTTGATTGTATATACCTTCATAGCGCCTGCCACCTCAACTTCCAGTTCTCTATTTCTCTTAGGTATAAACCCCAAATCACTGAAAGCAATATAGGCCAGCACTTCCACACTGTTGATGCCTTGTGCATGGTCTGCATCCGGCTTCTGGCGTTCCACCGCTGCTTCATGGTCAAAGATAACGGGCACGGTATATTGTTCCCCTTCATACCATAAGTTTGTTACCGTTGCAAATTCACTGGTATTATTGAAAACGGCCATATCCTTTGCAATCTGTGCTTTGAAGTCCATCACATTACCTTTGCCACAAACCAGCTATCTACTTCATGCGGCACCGGAATTGGGGCTGACAGCATGGAAAGAAAACGTCTGTCCGGGCGTTTCTTAATGAATGTGTCCGGCAGATATTTACCCTCTGCGGTCACAAATTCTTCCGTCTTCTGGTTCAGAATGGTAATGGCACCGTAATACATGGAATACTGGGCGGAAGTGCTTGCCATTACAAGTGTTCCATCTGGAACCATTGGTTTATCCTCCGGCTTTGTCGGGTCTGTGAAGTCATCCAGATACCATTCATTGTACTTGTAAAGGTCCAGGCCCAGTTCATGTATGGTTCCGAGATAGGTTGTGTTGTTTTCCTTCTGTGTCGGCTTAATCACTGCCAATTCGTAATTCTTCACATCCAGCATGGCCTGGATTTCTTTATCTTTGATGAACTCCGTTGCCACATCAGATGCCATGATGCACACATTGCAGTTAGTGAAGCCCGTCTTCTGTACATGTTCATGCCAGCGTTTTAAATCCTCATATTTTGTCTGGGCCGTTCCGCCTTTCCACTTCTTCTTTGCATCTGTGCTTATGTCTTCCCGGTTCGTAAACCCAAAATCAATCACATCATGTACGCCCTTTCCGACAACTTCAACCTTGCCTGTCAACATGGTCTGGGCGCACATCCATTCTTCACGGCGGGTAATCATTTCCCGCAATTCTTTGAAGTCCTCTGCCATCTTAATGACAGCCCTTTGTGCCGGGGTCCTGCCGGAATACGGATTTTCCCCCGCCTGCCGTTTCAAAATGTCATCAATCGTGGTAATTTTATCCGGCGCAATAAGCGGCGGTGTGTACGTTTCTGTATGGTAACCCGTGTTCGGCACAATCTGCCCACCCACAATACGGCTGACAAATGGGGCCATCTTTCTTGACCCTTTCTTGTAATCCACATCCACTTTCTCTGTCACAAATGTTTTTTCATGCGAGAAGAAAGTGCTTCTGAAAAATGTATGGACTGGCGGAAGTTTGTTGATAACTCCCATCATGGTGCGTGGTTCGTAAATACTTACTGTGTTAGGCATTTTCGTTTTCCTCCCTTATCTTAAAAAAATAGACAGCTTTCTCAAAGCTGCCTTTGCTGTTGCTTCTTCAATATCATTCATTCCGATTGCATCTGTAAAAAACTCACCCGTCATGTAATACACAACCGGGTCATTTTTAGCTGCTGCCGTGGCCGCAATCCCCACCACTGTATCAATTCCGGCTGTAGTGGCCCGCTTCACGTTACCCGTTGCGGCATCCAGCATGATAATATCCCACTGGTTCACTGCTTCCCCTGCGGTTCCTGTATCTGTCAACATGGGGAACTCTCCCGCAAATACCATTTTCGGTGAATATTCACCCAGTCTTTCAACTAAATCTGCCATGTCCTTACCTCCTTCTTTCGCTTATAATACTTCGGCAATGGCTTTGTCGAAAATATTCATGGTTTCCCCGCCTTTTTCGCTGGCTGTAGGAACCACGCCTGCCGCTGCTTTGGCATCTTCTTCCCGGCCATCCAGGAAGGCGGCCTTTGCCTGTCGTTCTGCTGCTGTAATTTTCAGTGCAAAATCTCCGGCATTGATGGGATTTTCAAACATTGCATCTTTTGCAACGTCTTCATACCCATCAAGAGTGCTGTCCATAATTCCTTTTATGCGCTCCCGCTCATTCTTTGCTGCTGCATCCTTGATGCTGTTCACCAAATCCGGGTATGCTGCTGCAAGCGCTTCCGCCGTTGTGATAGTGTTTTTCGGTTCCATGGTTTCTTCCTCCTTTGGTTTTTCCATATTATTTTTTGGACCACCCGGATTTTTCGGGCCGTCAAATATTGCTATTGGCAATGTCTTGTAGGCAGACACATCCAGGGCCACGGAATTGACAATGACTTTCTTTGAATTTTCCACAACTGCTTTGGCATCTTCAAACATCAATTCATCACAAAATCCATTCCCCACGGCATCATCACCAGTCCACCACTTTTCTTCCGCCATAAGGTCCGCAATTTCCTTTTCATCTTTTCCGGTTTTCATAGCGTAAGTATTGACAATACTCTGTTTGATAACTTCCAGTTCATCCGCCATTTTTCGGAAGTCCTCTGCCTGGAATGTATCCCACACTGTCATTGCCGGGTCATGTATCATAAACACGCCATTCCTGGCAATCTTGATGTTATCCCCGGCCATGGCAATGATTGTGGCAGCGGATGCCGCCCACCCATCAATCTTTACCGTGATTTTTGCCTGGTGGTCACGCAACCTGGTATAGATAGCATTTGCGGCAAACACATCACCGCCGCCGCTGTTGATACGCACCACAATTTCCGTGGCATCCCCCAGGTCCGCCAACTCCCTATTGAACTGGGCCGGGGTAACCCTGTCTTCCCACCAACTTTGTGCGCTGCTGATAGCGCCGTATAAAAGCAATTCTGGCGGGCTTGTTGCTGTTCCCGGTATAAAGTTCCAGAACTTATTTTCCATTGAACTGCTGGCCTTCTGGCTGCCCTGTGCTGCTGTTGGCAATCTCCTTCACCTCTTTCATTTTCAATTCTTCCTGTTTTAACTGGTCAATATTGGCATAGTAGTCTGTTCCTGTCATTTCCATGGTTTCACCTTGCCTTGTGGAAAATCCGTTGTTGACCCTTGTAACCGCTGCATTGACTTCCTGCACCGGATTAAGGATGCCCCTGGCCGGGCCGTTCCACTCCGCCTTGCAGTATGCCTTCCGGCGTAATGGGTCAGAAAAGAAACCTGGTGCCTTTATCCTTCCTTTTGCCACCGCTTCTGCCATCCATTCTTCATAGATAGACTGGCAAAAATCCCTGGATAACCATTCCCGGTACATTTTAAACATCTTCCAGGCTTCTTCTAATGCGCCACGGCTGGCGGAATAGCTGCTGTTGAAGCATTTCAGCAGTAGTTCATATGGTATTTCAAGCGCCGCCCCTATCTGCCTGCATATGGCTTCCACAAACCCGCTGAAATTTGCGTTTGGCCGCCCTGGCGTGGATGTATTTGCCTTTTCCCCTTCGTTCAAGTCAATCACGGAACCTGGGGCCAGTTCGATTGTATTATCATCCTCACTGTCCACCTGTTCTTCTTCGTCAATGCCGGAACCAATAGGAACCCCGTCACCTGGCCCCTCTTTTTCAATGAAGACTGTGAAAAGGCCGTTGACCACTGCTGCCACCAGTTCTGCATCCGTATAACGCCCCAGTTGTTTCAGCGCTTCAATGACCGGGGCCAGGAACGGAACGCCCCTGCGCTGGTCAATCCTTTCCCGGTTCATAATATGGATGACGTTACGGCGGCCTGTCTTTTCCCCATATGCCGGAACCCTTACCCACTCCATAGGTTCATTGGCATAAGATAACGGATGATGTTTCGAAAAGTGATACGCAATCACTTCCCCATCTTCATCCGTTTCCACTCCACCAATTATTTTATTGTTAAGGGTGTCATATCCCCCAGGGCTTGAAAGTCTGTCCGCTTCTACCAACTGCACCCGCAAGTCATATGGCTGGTTTTTTCTGGCCTTTGTCGGCAGCAATGCCAGGCAATCACCAGAAGTAAGCCAGGACAAAAAGGCAAGCTGCTGCAATTCATAAAAATTATCAATGCGGGCCATATCGCAATCCGGGCTGTCGGCCCACAATCCCCATTCCCGTTCAATCTGTCTTTCCAGTGTATGTGCTTTTTCCGGTTCCAGGCCCAGCACTTCCCTGTCAAGTGTTGGTTTCAACCGCAACCCACGGCCCACCACATTTGTGCGCATAGTTTTAACGGCACCAGTTGCAAGCGGCACCCCCATATATAAATCCCTGGACCGCTCCCGCAATATGTCCAGATTGTCTTGTATGTCCTCACGGGCGGAACCACCATGGGAAAGCCATCCGGCCAGTGATTTCTTGTGAAGGCTTGCCCCATAATTTCCATAACCGCTGTTCAGTATTTCCATACGCCGCCTTGCTTCTGTCCGTTTCAACGCTGCCTGCGGGGCCACGGCTTCCACAACTCCATCAAACGCCCTTGAAAATATCCCCATCCGTTCACCTCCTTCGGGCATAAAAATAGCGCTCCGCATAATACGGAACGCCTTATCCTATTTCCACGCTACTAAAATACCACATTTTTCCGGGCAATGGCGGGCAATCTTTTTTTACTGGGATGATTATTGATTTTCTTTTAGATGTGTGCTATATTAGAGAAAAGGGAAAGCCACTAGCGGCTCACCCTCACAATGTATTAGCTTTAATTACTTAAAGCCGTCACATGGTCAGATGTGGCGGCTATTTTCTTTTGTCCTTGAAAATCTGATAAACCAGACCAACAAGGGCAACAATGAATATACAAAATTGGAATAAATCCGCATATGTAACCATTGGGCAACCCTCCTTTCTTTCGTCTGGAAGGCTGCTGCCCTCCGTGAAAGAGGGTGTGCCGCCAAGTGCTGTGGCTTTCCCAGGGGTTTCCCCCGGCCTTTATCATACCATATTTTCTGATTTTTTCAACATAATTCTACAAATCACGTGGTACAATCCTGTATGTCCGGTTTCTTCCCTTCCGGTTTGCAGCATTTTGAAGGACATTCACTTTTCCCTGCCAGTATTCAATCTGTTTTCTGATTTCTGACAGGTTCGCCCGTGTTAGGGTCCTGCTGCCTATTGTATAGCTTTGGTTTGTTGTCACGGCCAGTTCTGCTTCCAGCCAGGCATCCAGATGCTTTTCTGCTATTTCCAGTGTTATTCCTGTCATATTATACTTTTATACCTCCACTTCTCCTTCTTCCCCTTCTGGCCTTAGTGGCCTGCTGGGTGTTTACTGTTTCCTGTTTCTCAACTTTTTTCAGCGGTACGCCCAGAATTTCAATGGCGGCAGATGCATAATTCCGGCAGTCCAGGGCTTCATTTCTCTTGTGTTCATAGTCTTTTATTCTCCATTCAAAGAATGGGCGGCCCTTTTTATATACCAGGACTTGTTTTTCTGCTGTTAATCCCTTGAAATAGGTTTCATTATAGCCTTTTTCTTCTTCCTTCGGAAAATGACAATATCCCGGCCCTTCTTCCACCACCTTCAAACGTTGCAATAACAGTGATTTACCCGTGTCCACCCCCAGGGTGAACAAATACGCCTGCTCCCGGTTGTTTTTTGTCGGCTTCTGGATGTAAGCCGCTGCGCTGTCATTGCTGCCCTTTATGGCAAATATACGGCGGTTAAAACGTGGCTTGCAATACTTGTATACCTCATTTGTCCGGTGTCCGCCGCTGTCAATGCATGTACAGGCAATCTTCATTTTACTTCCATCCGGCTTGTGGAATGTCTGCATCAAAAATGTGTCCAAATCGGTCCATACCTGTTTCAGCTTCGTATTTCCGTAAAGCACGGCATATTTTATGCCCCAGCTTTCAAACTCTGGCCCCCATCCGACCACCTCTATTTCCAGTCTGTCATCCTGTGTGTCCACTCCTGCTGTCAAGTACATAACTTCTGGCGGCACTTCACTGTTGTAACGCTCCCGGCGCTTCATCAGTTCTTCATCCTCTACCTGTTCGCCTTCTTCTTCCCACGTTTGGCCCATCTTTGTATTAGTCCAGGCTTTCAGCGGTTCAATATTTCCTTTTTTCTTTTCATCATTTGCCAGAAGAAACTTTTCAACAATATCTTGCCACTTTGCAAGCGTGGACCCCAGGGCGTTCAGATGGAACCCTTTTATTGGGTTTTCCGGGTCCTCATGGATGTACTTGCCTTCTGAAAATTTCCGTTTCCATACTGCTTCTGGTGATATGGTTCCACATTCCCGGCAGGCGTAATGGATAACTGTCAAATCATCCCTATCAAACACAATGTTGCCCCATTCCAGCGGTTGCAGCGCCCCACACTCCGGGCATGGCACATTCCATTCCCCACGTGAACTGTGAAGATATTCTATTTCTATCCTGGAAGCGTCTTTGATTGTCGGTGTTGACACATATACTTCTTTACTATTCCAGAATGTTGTCAACCTTTCGGATGCCAGGAAAAGCGGGTCACCTTCGCTTCCTGCCGTGGCCGGGTATCGGTCCACTTCATCTGCCAGCAGAATTTGAATGGGCCTGGATGCCAGGGAAGAAGGGCTGTTTGCGCCTACCATAGTGATGTGCCCGCCTGGGAATATCTTCTGCAATATGGTATTCCCACTATTCCTTGCCCTGTCATTCACCAGGCCGGACAATATCGGTGTATCTTGCAGCATTTTAGAAAGACGGTCCTTTGAAAACGCTTCCGCCATCTGGATTGTTGGCTGCATCACCAGGACCGGGGCCGGGTCATAATGCATGAAATAACCGATTGTGTTTAAAATCGGCCCTTCCGTCTTCCCTATCTGTGCGGATGACATGACCACAACTTTTTTTATCTTAATATCTGATATGGCATTCATCATTTCCCTTTGATGCGGGGCCTTTTCTGTCCGCCATCTTCCAGGTTCGGCGGAAGCTCCCTGGGATAATTGTCTGTATGCATCCGCCCAGTCAGACATATTCATTTCTGGCGGCGGTTTCAGCCTGGCAAATATGCGTCTGAAAACCTTATTCGCCTGCTGGTCCATCTTCTTCCGCCCCCTCCCCAAATGTCTTGTCAAAGTCCGCCAGTTCTTCCAGGGCTTCATCCGTGGCCTTTTTCAAAATCATAAATATTTCCGCCTGGTCCGTTTCTGTTGCTAATGTTGGGCTTAATTTCACGGGCAGAGAACGCAACTTTGACCGGAAACGTAATAACATGTCAGTCATAACCTGTTCCACATCCTCTGCCCTCAAAACCTCCCGCCGCTGCATTTCCAGTTCCAGTTCTTCTTTTTCCCTTTTGGCCTTCACCAGCCTGGCCCGCTCCGTGTTGTAATCAATGTCAAGTTCGTTGTCCGTGCCATCCTTACGCAAATAATGAATATATCTATGCAGGGTGTCCAAAAGATTGTAAAGCCCCGGCCTGGCTTCCTCTATGATTTTTTTATCACGCAACTGCCGCACCCGGCGTTCCGTCAAGTCCAGCCACCTTGCGATTGCAGCGCTTGTATATAGCTTCATTTCTTTTTTCACACCCCCCTTTTTTATCCGGCCCGCAAACCGGAAGCGAAAAAATATTATTCATAAATAGCCAGGCTTTGGGCGTCTTCGTACCCGCACTTCTTTCCGGCGCTGAAAGAACCTACCTTCATTCTGGAAATTCCGGGTCCATATCCTCTGCGCCGCCATCTTCCGGGTCATCAAAGTTAAATTCCCCTGTTGCCTTCTGTTTTGCAAGCTGATATTTCTTTTCTTCCAGCTTCAAGCGTCTGTCCTCTATCTCATACGCCTTCATGCTGTCCAGCAGCTTGATGATGCGACCATTCAGCCTGTTCAGTTCTCCTTCTACCTTCATGGTCCTATCAAACGGGCTGGCTTTAATGATAGTCTTCATTGCTGTCTTGAACTTCTCTTTGCCCTGTCCTTCTGGGTCTTCTGCCTGGCCTGCATCCACACCCATAGCGTCTTCCTGCTCTATATCCTCCACCGTCTTAGGCACTATCATGTGTACCACTTTATCCGGGTAATATCTGCCCTCTGCATCTGCTGCCTTGTATTCTTCTAACAGTCCATTCAGATAGGCTTCACGCACCAGCAGTTGTTGAAGTTCAGCCAGCATTCTTGCCAGGCTATCCCCCTGCCTTAATTGCCTAATCTCCTGGGCCTTGTCTGGGTCTATATCCTCATAGCCTGGCTGCACGTATGCCCCATGTGTAACGGCGTTTCTGTTGCCTTCTTTTGCCGGGGTTTTTCCAGCAGCATTTTTATTCCCATGCTGCCCCCCTTTTTTCCTGGGCCTATTTTTCAGACATTCTTCCCACTTATCTTCACTTTTCCATTTCCTTATCCTGGCTTCTGGCACGCCTGCTGCCACCGCCAGTTCCTTTGTGCTTATGTTCCCATCACTATCCAGGTATTGTTGTAATGCCTGGTCACGCTCTGGCTTCCTGGGCCTTCCCATCCGGTCACCGCCTTTCGTTTGTTTTCTATTTTCCGGCTTCTGGCTTTTCGGAACTCAAAAAAATAATAGGCTTTGAAATTTTTGGTTTCAAAGCCTATTACATAGGGGCTGACTTCAAAGGCGTTTCTTCCACCTCTTGTTTCAACCCATATTATACCAGAAAAAACGGGCAATAGCGGGCAATCTTTTCATGCCGTCAGTTGATAATTTACTATCACTGAATTGCCGCTGAATTTTGGGGCCAGGCTTTTCAAAGCTGTGTTCCTTATGTTCTTGCACTGTCTTTCACTGTAATGGTTCCGTACCGCTACTTGTTCCCATTTCAGACCGTAAAGGTAAAAATCAATCACAATACTTTTCTGTTTAAATTCCAGGCACGAAACTTCCTTCAAAATCTCCGCTTTCAGCCTATGAAGTTCGCTGATTTTCTCCCGGTATGATGCAATTTCAGCGCTTAATCCATCCGGCAGATTTAATGCAATGTTTTCCGTGACACGTGAAATATTGTTCTGCGCCTTCGGCATCCCGTCAATAGGTATCGCCCCCAATGAACTGTACTGTTCTTCCAGGTCATCCGCTATGCACTTGTTTATCTTTATTTCATTGTCAATGTTCCGGTAATACATAAGGATTTTTATTACCTTACCTTTGGTCATTTCAGTTGCCGCCATTTTCGTTCCCTCCATAATCGGTTTATGGTGGACCGCTGCCCTTTGAAGTCTTGTAAGTTCATAGTTGCCGCCCCTTGCAACTATGCCATACATAAATCTACATATTCCGTCATGTGCTTCAAAAAATTGTCCAAACCTTCCCGGTCTTTCCTTTCCACCAGGTAAATCAGTTCCGTGTCATGCTCTGCTATGTAATCCAACATGGTTTCACGGCGTTCCCGGCTATAAATTTCAGCTTTACCGTCTTGATTTCCTCCTAAATCTTCAAATGTTTTTATACAATCCAGGGCACATTCAATGCCAAGTTCATATGCTTTTACCTTTCCCCTGTCAGAGAAAGGACAATCTTCTTTTGCGTTCTGAACCATTCCTGTCAAAATTTTTATGTTTGATACTTCCGCCCGGTTCCGCTCTTTCCCTTCCACTTCTTTCCCTCCTTAACTGCTATATCTCAATACTTTAATCCCTGCAATGCAGAAACCTTCCACAAGCCCAGAATGTTCATTTACCATGCACGTGATTTCTGCATCTATAACCCCGCCAGTAAATTCACCGCCTTTATACTCCTGCATATTCAGTTCATCCCCTACCCTGTATCCGTCATCCTTCAGCAGAAGAAAAGTTTGAATGTTTTGTGTAACATCATCCCACTGGGATGCAGGAAAGCGGATGACATGTATTTTCGGTTTTCTTTCTCCCGGAAGCTGCTGCATACGTTCTTCATCCTGCTGCCGCTGCAACTCTTTCTTCGTTTCCCTGTCAATGCGGTCCTGTTCTTCTGAATACCTTTGTTCCTCTGTTTTCTCTGCTTCTGCCTTATTCACATATGTGTCACATTCCTTCACGGTTCCTGTCTTCACATGGCATGTGCTGTAATGCAGGCATGAATAACACAAAGAATTGATATATTCCGGCTTTGGTTCAAATTCTTCCTGTTCCTCTGCCGTGTCTTCCTCTGGCTGGTTCATATGGCCTTCCAGCGGGTCTTTCTCTGGCTCCTGGTCATCTTCCTGGTCTTCTTCCTCTGCCCCTCCTTCCTGTGCTTCCTGCTGCCGTTCCGGCCATTCTATCTGCCCCGGTATCTGCTTTGCAGCGTCTTCTAACTCTTTCAGCTTTTTCACATCCGGCAGAGTTAATGCAAGGTTGAAGCGCAATATTTCAAGTGCCTGCTGCTGGTATTCCTTTGATAATCCGGCGGCTTCATTTGCCACTGAAACACTGATATTTTTTGCTTTAAATTCTTCCATCAGTTCCGGGCAGAGGTTGTTTTTAATATTCTTGTATCTGCCCATCTGGGCTTCCTTTAGCTTCCCGCCAGTCATATCCCGTAATATGGTTCTGGTCCGCCCCGTTACCTTGATAATTTTCCTTAGTTCTTCAATCAACGCTTCCTGCTGCAACGCTTCTTCCATCTTCTCCCAGTCCGATTTATCACGGAAGGAATTTGCCATAATGAGTGTAAGACGTTCCAGGATGGTATCAAGTTCGTTTCCCTCTTTTCCTCCTGCATCTGTGCTGTTCAGAATGGTTGCTGCGCCGTCCTCCTGCTCATTCTTGATAACACACGGAACATATCTAAACTGTTCCAGCCCTTTTTCCACCAGTGCCATGCAGGCCAGGCGGCGGCGGTGCCCCGCCTTTATCCTGTACCCTCCTTCGCATGGTATCACCAGAAGTGGTTGCAGCACTCCCAGCAATGCTATGGTAAACATTAAGCCTTCTAATTCTTCCGTACTGTAAAAGTTATCTTCGGATGGTATAAGTTCAAATGCATCCAGCGTGATAATGTCCATCTTCTCTGCATACTCTGGCTGCTGCATCTGGTCTTCCTGCCGCTTAGAACGCTGGTTCAATAACTCCTTTAAATCAAATGCGCTGCGGGTTTTCCCCATGGTTTTTTCCTCCTTTCATGTGCCCAATTCGGTCACATAATCCCCAACATTTCCAGATATTCTTTTACTGCTTTTAGATAATCCATTGACGCTGCGGAACGCCTTGAATAGAGGAAAACAGGTTCACGGTTGAATGTGCTTTCAGAAACCTTCTTTGAAACCCGTATGTGACTATCAAATACCGGATATTCCCCGACCCGCAATAATTCTTCCCCCTGCACATGTGCTTCGTTCTGCCCGTCAAATTTTGTTACCAGGCAGCCACGGAAGGTTAAGTGTTCGTTTAGGTCTTCTTTGACGTTCTCCACCTGCTCCACCAATTCCGGCAGCCCTTCCGTTGTATTGTCATCAATTTCCAGCGGCACAATAACGTCATCAGATGCCACCAGTGCATTGATTGTTGAAATGTTAATGTCCGGCGCATTGTCAATGATGCAGAAGTCATATTCTCCGGCCACGGATGCCAGGGCCTTTTCAAGTCTGTTCTGCTGCGGTCTTTGCTGGTCCAGCATAACTTCCAGGTTTGCTTTCAGCAGCTTCATATTTGCCGTGATTATATCCAGGTTTTCATATTCCGTCTTCTGAATAAGCCTTTTCATATCCGCCTTGCGGCTCAACATGATTTCTTCAATGCCCTTCCGGTCTGTGCTTCTCCGGCGCAACTGCCTGGAAGCGTCACCCTGTTTGTCATTGTCCACCAGCAACACCCGGTAACCAAATACCACGGCCAGGATATATGCAAACACAACGCTGGTGATGGTCTTTGCCACCCCGCCTTTTAAATTGATGATGCTCAATATCCGCATTTTCTTTTCACTCATATGTACCACCTTTCTGCCTTCGTTCCTCCGTGGCGGGTAATTACTACAACGTTATATACTTTCCTGTTTTTGGGTCTTTGTACTGAATTTCTGTGCAACCATATACATACTTGTAAGCGTTCAAAGGTTCAAAGGTTTCTTCGCTTGCTTTTCCATATGCATAAACCTCCCCATCATCATCCAGAAGACGGAAACGGCGGTCACATCCCTCAACATCACGCCCGGTGTATTCATCTTCCCCGCTATCTGTAATCGACTTGCACCATTTTGTTATATTCCATTTTGCCTTCATGCTCCTACCTCCTGCCCGTCTGGCCGCTGGCCCAGCCTTGTATTTATTTAAAAAGTTCCCTGGGGTCATAGACATTAAATTGCCTGCGCTGCCCGTCCGGCACTTCTATTTCCGTTCTGAATAGCACCACCAGTACATCCCGTTCACAACTCCAATAACTCAAACACCCAATAGCCTGCTGCCCTTCATCCTCTGCCACCGTGACTTCCTTTGCCCCTATAATCCGGGCCAGTTCACGCACTTTTGATTTAAACCCTTTATATGTCATGTATGAAGCAAACCGAAACAAGTAAGAAGAATTATCAAACTTGAATACCATCTGGGTCCAGTTCCCACGGAAATTCTGGCTTTTATCCTCATGCCATTTCAGTTTTCCGGCCTGGCTGTTAATATTCTGTATATCCGCATCCGTCAGCAATATTTCATCCGCTTTCCATGTACCATTCATCTGAAAACCTCCTGCCCGTCTGGCCGCTGGCCCAGCCTGTAATCTATTGAAAATCGTCAGCGTGTTCATGCCACCATTCATTGTATGTCATATCTGCAATAACTTCTTTGTAGCTGTCTGCATGTGTTAAGCAGGAAGCGCCCCACGTTTGTTTCTCCCCATACCTGGCGGACCATTCAAATTTCTTTGTCAGTTCGTCAAATTCTTTTTCTCTCCGTTCCCTATACTCCGAAAGCATTTTCACAACCGTTTTATCTCCGAATATCTGGTGCATGGTATCTGCTAAATGCTGTTTTATATGACTGTTTAAATCCCTGGCATAGTATGCCAAATCTGAAACAAAAATTTTAAATGCTTCATCACGGTATATGGCTTCTGTAATCTCCCTGTATTCTGCTTCAATACCGTTCATATCCTTTTCTTTGTAAAACTCTGCTATGTCCTGTTTGGTCTGAAACTTGTCACTGTTCATGTAGACAAATTCTATTCTTTCATAGCACTTTGGGTCAGTTTCAATTCCCACCAGTTTATCAAACTCTTTTTTCTCCATCCTTCTACCTCCGTTTATTCTGTGTTCCTTTGATGATTTCATTATATACTTGCGCAAGTATATTTGCAATCGGCAGAATAAACAATCTTACGCAAGTATATTTGTGAAATATGTATACTTGCGTAAGTATATACCTTAAAACTCTATATGGGTGTACTTTCCATTTCCATCCAGTTCATACATGAACTGCACTGTTCCAGACTTTACATAGTGAACCGCAGCAATATCTGTTATGGTGTGTTCCTTCGGTCCTTCAAAGACAAATAACCTTCCCTGCGGAATGTTCCCCGCTGCCATCCTGCTGCCATCAACTAAAATCACTTTATCACCGATTTCCACCGGGCATACTGCTTCAAATCTTGCTTCTTTCATTCTTCGTCTTCCTCCATTCCCATTTTTTCTTTATTTCCCTGTCGAATTACCCATGCAACTTCCCTGGCAACTATCAGCACCAGAAGAGCAACCCCCAGTGCAACGCCTAACAAAACTATCATTGCCAGTGCTTTAATGAACCACCATATTGCTGCTGCCAGCATTCCCAGCACTTCCATTCCCTTCACGCTCCTTCCTCTGCTCTATTCTCTCTTTGATGCAGCTTGCATCCGCCACGTGTGGTGCTAACTGGTTTATTAGCTTCATCCGCTGCACAATCGGGCTTTCTGGTCTGGCCTGCTGCCGCTGCATTTTCGGCCTGTACTTCCTATGGTTTTTCTTTTTTGCCATCAAGTCCACCCCAGCTTCCTTCCCTTATATCTTTTAATCATTGGAAGGGCGTTTCTTCTGCGCCAGTTATTGCAACCGTA